CGTTAATCCTCTGAACGCCTCGCGCATCTCGGGGATGTCGTTGACCGAGATAATCATCTTTCCACGAATACTCCGGGCCAATTCGGCCATGCGGGCGTACTCGCCAAGGTGGAACGGTACGCCATAGCCCTCAGTGCTCCAATAAGGCGGGTCGCAATAAAAGAGGGTGTGCTCGCGGTCGTACTTGGCGATGCAGTCGGCCCAGTCCAGGTGTTCGATGTAGGTCCTCGACAAGCGGAGGTGCGCAGCGCTAAGGTCCTCCTCAAGTCGAAGCAGGTTGAGCCGCGGGGCCGAGGTGGTGGCAGTGCCGAAGGTACGACCTTCTACCTTACCGCCGAAGGCGAGCTTTTGGAGGTAAAAGAACCGGGCTGCGCGCTGGATATCGGTCAACGTCTCCTCGGGCGTAATCTGCAGCCATTTGAAGATCTGTCGCGAGGTCAGCGACCACTTGAATTGGCGGACGAACTCTTCCAGATGGTGCTTGATCACGCGGTACAGGTTCACCAGCTCGCCGTTAATGTCGTTGAGCACTTCGACCTGCGACGGTTCCTTCATAAACCAAAGCGCGGCTGCGCCGCAGAACGGCTCGACATAGCACTGATGGGCCGGGAATAGCGGCAGGATCTGACTGGCCAGGCGGCGCTTGCCGCCGATCCAAGGAATAATCGGTTGCACTTTCATCATCTGTAAGCCCTTTTCACGGTTCGAAAATTTTGTACTAGGCTTACTCTGCCGCGTCGACGTGGCAGGAAGCCTTGGCTGGCTCACAGGTCTAGTCTGTGGGTCGGCGGCCGCCGCGTGCTGCAACACGTTTCGGTCGCTTCCTCTTTTAGAATTACCAATTGTCTCGAAGGTAGCCGCTTCGATCTCCAACGATTTGGCCTCACGGCGGTCCTGTTAAACCACCACAGCCAGCGGCATCTACCGAATCACTCCGGCCAGCTCGGCTGAATGGCGTCGATGTCCGCCTGCGTCGCGGACTCGGGCAGGGCCAGCACCTCGGCGCTCGCGTCGTTCTCCGCCGTGCGGATGACTTTGACGGTGTCCCACTTGAGCTGGAGCGCATCGAGCTCCGCCTGCTCGTCGACCGTGAGCGCCTGGCCTTTCGCCAGCCTGTTGGTAAGTTCGTTGGCCCGGCTGTTGGCGTTCAGCTCGGCGTAGACAAGATCAATGCCGGTTTTGCCGCCGAACAGTTCCGAAATTCGCCGGCCGGCCTCGGTGCGGAAGGCGGCGATCTTATCCGCTTGTTTGGCGCCGAAGCCAGCCGCCGCATCCGCCTCTACCGTCTCCGTTGCCGGGAGGTAGCGGCACGTCCCAGGCGGGGAAGTTCGGATCAAGTCATAAGCGGTTTGGTCGATTTCATGCTCATCAGTGGCGAGCACTGACTCGCCCGTGCGGGTGCCGTGGCCGATAACCCGGCCAGAAGCGTCAACAATAGCTACGTAAGTCGTCATGGTTTCAGGGTTTTAGCTCGGAATGAAAACATAGGCGACCGCTTGAGAAACGGCCGGGATGGTTCCTGCAGGGGTAGTAATGCGCGAGGTTACGGTCACAGAAGCGCCCTCAGCCACGGCAACAGCCCCCCAGCTGGTCATAGGTAATACCGTTGTATCGCCACCGTACGCGACACCATTGATTCGGACAGAATTAGCGATCCCCGCCGCTGGAACCGTATTTTGACTGATATTGAGCGTACTGACGGCTAGTACAACCCCAGCCACCGGCGCCGTAAATGTCAGACTCCGGTCGTAGGTCGTCGAGCCCGCCGGCGCAAAACTTGTCTGACTGTAGGCCGCCCTGCCCATGCTCCCCTGCGCGACCACCCCCAGCGTCGCCCGCGCCGCCGCCGCGTCGGCATCGTCCAATAACGTGCGGATGAAATCACTGATCACCGCCGGCCCGCCGCTTTGCCCGAGGAGCGCGGCGAGCTCCGCCGAAAGCGTGCAGATCACCTCTTTGGTGCCGCTGCCCCAGTTGACCGCCGACCCGCCGTTGGATGAGGCGAGGATCTCGGTGCGGGCGAGCTGGTTCGGGGACGTGCTGTAGGTGCCGATGCCGATTTCCCAATTGACGTTGTCGGTGGCGAGGTAGGGACAAGTGTTGCCCGCCCCGATCGCCGAAAACGCCTGGAATCCGGTGGGGGCGCCGTCGAGCTGGTAAGCGCCGGTGCCGATCGTGGCGGTGGTCTCCTTGACGCGGTCTTTCACAATGAATGTCATAGAGTCCTCTTAAATCAAAATTGTCAGTTCCACGTCTCCCTGCTCCGCGTCGAGACGGGTGCCCACCACCCGCCCGAGCCGGCCGCCTGAGAGGCCGAAGCGGTTGATGTCCAGCGACACCACGGCGCCGAGATCGAGCCGGAGGGCCGTGAGGCCGGTCACGACGCGATAGAGCGCGCGCGGCTGTTTCCAAAACGCGAGCAATCGCGTCGCCTCGGCCTGGGCCGAGGCCAAGTCTTTATAGGGTCCCGTGATAACCAGCTCTTGCGCGCCGAGGTAGCGGCTCAGGACGCCGGTGTCCTCGGCGACGGCCCAGCGGTATTCATTGGCGGCAAAGCTGCGCCTCGCCTCCGTGACGCTCGCGGCGAGATCGGTCTGGACGGTGTAGTTGCGCTGATAGCCCACCGAGACCCGCCAGACGACCGGCGACAGCTCGGCCGGCAGCGCCTCGCGGTCCAGGGCGTCCAGATCGCGCTCGGCGAGATAGAGCGCCGCGCCGCCGGTCGGGGCGGTGAAGATCCCGGCGCCCAAGCCCCCGAAGCGGTTAAAGCCCGCCCAGCCGCCGAGGCTCTCCGCCCACGCCCGGATCACCTCCTCCAGCGCGATAGCCTCCGGCGGAATCCAGAGGCCGGCCGCATAGGGAAGATCCGCGCCGAGCTGCGCGAGCGAGACGAAATCGATTTCGGTGTCGTAGAGCCTTCGCCTAAGAAGGCGTTTCAGGATGTCCGCGGGCGTGGCCACAAAGCCGCCGCTGGCATCCCCCTCGACGTCGAAAGTCACCTCGCCCGCCGGGGTCGAGCCCAAGCGGATAAAGCCAGAGGGCTTATACACCCGGTACTGGCCGGGCGAGGGGCTGGTCGCGAGGAGATCGGCGGACGAGGCGTAATCCGCGCCTTGGGTCAGCGAAACGCCCCGGTCGTAGACGGCGGGGACGCCCTGGACCTGGCCGTCGTGAACCTGGTAGATCAACCGGGCGCTGTCCACCAACGGCGCCGAGACGCTGGACACATAGCCGTAGGTCAAGGGCTTCGGTCGGCCGGCCAGGTCGGTGCCGCCCTCCAGGCCGCCGGTGCCCGCGTAGACCGTGCCCTGCACCGGTTGATTGAGCCGCGTGGCGTAATCCTCCAGCGCGATGCGGAGGGTGTCCCGGCTGAGCCAGGGCAACCCCATCCGGAGCGTCGCGACGGGGCCGAAATCGGCGCAAGGCCTTGTGGACGGCCCCATCTTGAATCGCGCCGGGCGGCCGCTCAGGGCGTAGTCGCTCGCCACACTGTCGAGCCCGCCGTCGACGGCGAGGAGTTCCAACTCCCCGAACACCCGGGCGAGCCCCCCGAGGAGGCCGCCGCCGTCGAGGCGCCGCTCCACGGTGAGCCGCTGCAGGCGGTGGTCGTAGGGCGTCGAGGCGGGGGTGTCGGTGGCCGCCGTGGTGTAGGGACCGCCGCTGTAGCGCAAGGTGCGCACGCCGACGCTCAGCGACTCGTCGCCCGCCGCAAACGGCGCGAAGCCGAAGGGTTGAGTACCGAAGCCCGCCTCAAACCCACTCTCTGGGCTGAGCGGGAAGGCTTCGAGCTCGGCCAGGAACAGCCCCAACCCCGCCTCGAGCGCCTCGGCGAAGGGCGAGGGATCGACCCGGCTCTCGACATGAGCGCCGAACGCGACCGCACCGAAGGGATGGACGCCGAACATCAGGCCACCCGCCTCAGTTCCTGGTGCACCCGTTTTTGCGCCTCGACCAGATCGCGGGTCTGCTGTTTGAGCAATTCGGCGAGCTGGCGAAGCTCCCTGACGATCTCGCCCGAGACGAGCTCGCGGCTCTGCGCCGCCGTGTGCACGAAGCCCGGGCGATTGAACCGTACCAGCTCAGGCCCTTCTTCGCCCACCACCGCCCAGCCGGAGGCGAGGCCGCCCTGGGCGTAGCCGCGGGCCTCGAGGAAGGCCTCGCGGATGATGGTGTTGCCGATGCTGGGGTCCCAAAAGCCGCTTTTCTTGGTCCACAGGCTGGCCTTGAACTTCGCCCGGTGCTCGGCGTCCCGTTTCGCCCAGGCCGCCTGCCAGCGGCCGGGATCGACCCCGGCCGGCGCGGGCGGGATGCCGCTTCGGAATTGATCGATGCTCGGCAGAATGGGTTCCGGCGGCGGAGGCGGCGGCGCTTGCGGGATGAGGGCCTGCGCCTCGCGTCCGGCGATCGCGGCGATGGCGGCATTGAGCAGCTTGAGCTGCTCAAGTTGCGCCTGCTCCACGCCGACTTGGCTGCCGGCTTGCTCGGCCGCCATCTCCCACGCTTGCCGGGTCTGCTCCACCTGCTGCTGTGCGAGCGCCACCAAGGATTGGGTTTGCGCCAACTCGGACGCTTGGCCCTGGACCAACAGCGCTTGCACGCCGCTCAAGCCGGCTTGGACGCTGGCCTGGACGCCGGTCAGCGCCCCGATCTGGCTGGCGAGGCCGGCCGACTGCACGGCGATGACGCTGCCCGCGGACTGCTGCACCGCCTGGCTCAGGTAGAGACTGGAGGTGCCGGTGGCCTGGGCGACCACGTCGCCCGCGAGCTTCGCGGCGGTTTCGACCGAGCCCAACTGCTGGAGCATGTCCAACAGGGCCGAGAGCTGCTCTTCGGCGAGGCGCGCATGCCGGACGGAGAGCGCCTCGGTTTCCGAGAGCACCGCCTCAACCCGTTGGAAATCCCGGTAATACTGCTCGCTGCTGGCGTAATAGTCGCGGCTCGCGCGGAGGAAGGTTTCGCTCGAGGACTGCAGCTCGGCGATCGCGCCGAGATCGCCGAGCCGGGCCTGGGTCGCGAGCGATTCGAACCGGCCGCGCGCCGCCTCAAGGCGCCCGCCGGGCGATAAGGGCGAGAGCTCGGAGGTCTGGAGACGCGCCCGGAACTGGTTGAACCCGGCGGCGAGATCCAGCCATTGGCGCCGAGCGGTGACCAGCGCCGATCCTTCCCGCTCCAGCGCGCCGACGTAGGCGGTGCGCGCCTCGTTGGCGCTCTGCAGGCGGATGGCCGCGAGCTCCTGTTCGGCCTTCTGGATCTCGGACAACGCCTTGGCCGCCTTCATCCAGGTTTCGATCTGGACGACCGAGAGGCCCGGCAGCGCCGACTCGAACCGTTGCCGGAAGTTTTGCGCCGTCAGATCCCCGGGCAGCCCCAGCGCCGCGACCTGGCCGCGGCGGTCGAGGATACCCCGGCGGAGCTGCTCCTCGGGGGTCAGGTAGCTCTCGTAGAAGGGCGTCATGAGCTGCTGGATCAGGTTTTCGACGCTCTTCGCGCCGATCGCCTGAATGTCGGGCGCGGTGAAGGCGAGGCCGTTTTTCTTCGCGAACGCGCCCAATTCCTTGCTCTGCACCTGGATCTGTTTGAGCTGCTCCTTGAGGCTCTTCAGCGCCTCGGCGGCGCCGTCGGATTCGCCGGTGAGCTGACGGATTTGCCCCGCGAAGGCGTCGACCGTCTTGCCGAATTTGTCGGCGAAGGCGGCGTTCAGCTCGTCCAGCTTGTACTGGAGATCGTTGCCGTAGAGGTATTGGCCGATCCGGCCGAGCTGCTTCCTGTATTCCTGGCGCAGCGCTTCGAGGCTGTCCGAGAGTTCGGTGCGGGCGCCGACGAACAGGTTGAACTCGGCCGCCTCCTTGAACTTCTCCTGCACATCCTTCATCCCGTTGGCGAACCGGAGCGCGCCGCGCAAAAAGAGGTCGTCGAATTGCGCGAGGACCGATTGGCGCTTGACCAAGGCCGCCAAAAACTGATCGAACGCGCGGTCGATGTAGTTGTTCTTGCCCTTGTTCTTGAACTTGGTGTCGAGCCGGAAAAACTGACCGGCCTCGTCCGCGCCGGTCAGGACGAACCGGCCGCCCTTCTGCTTCAGCCCGACGTCGAACTGCCCGAGCTCGACCCCGAGCGCTTCTTCGAGCTGGACGAACGGCGATGCCATGCTGGCCCCGATCTGCTGCAGGCTTTTGAGACTCCCGCCCGCGTGTTGCTTGGTCCACAGCGGCGTGAGCGAATTGTCTTGCCCGAAGCGGTAGCCGGCGTAGGCTTTGGGCGTGGCCGTTTTGAACAGCATCGAACCCAGCGCGCCGACGATGGCGCCGATGATGGTGCCGATACCGGGGAATATCATCGTGCCGAGGGCCGCGCCCGTGGTCGGCCCCAACATATTGGCGGTGGCGTTGGTGCCCCGGACGCCCAGCATTTGCAAGCCGGTCCCCACGAGCGAGCCCGCGGCCATCCACCCCCCCATAGCAGCCGCCGCAGCTCCAGCCGCGCCCAATGACCCGGTGGCCCCTGCAGCGGCAGTACCGTAACCGAACAAGCTCGCGGCCGTACCGATGCCACTGTACGCAGCCTGGACGCCTTTGGCCCAGTCGGCGGCGCCGGGGGTGTTAAGGGCGCTGTAGACGCCGTAGGCATTGGCGGCCGCCGCGCCGAGGTAAGGGCTGTAATAGGCGGCGTTAGAAAGGTAATTGATCGCATTGCCGCCGATGCCGAGCGCATTGCCGAGGTTCGTCGCATAGGCCGCCAGAGCGGGGCTGGTCATGCCGCTCAGGAGCGAATACCCGCTGCTGGCCGCGCTGCCGCCGCTGCTCAACAAACTCAACAGCCCGCCCCCGCCCGCGCCGCCCGATGATCCCGCAACCCCGGTTCCGCCGAAGAGACTCGATAGCAGCCCGCCCCCGCTCGAATCGCCGCCGATCAGCCAAGAAACGGCTTGATCGACGATCGCCCCGCCAAAGCTCTGCGACGCCTGCGCCGTGCCCGAACCGCCGCCCATCAGCGCCATGATGATCGGGCGCGTGATCGCGGCGTGCGCCAGCTCGGCCAGGAGCGACTGGAACAGCTTTTTCACACTGTCCATGGCGTTCGACGACCCCGAAATCCAGTCCTCCCACATCTGCTGCAGCGAATCGTCGATGCGCCGAACGCCCTGCTCCATGGCCTGCGACCACGATTCCGACGCGTTCGCGACTTCGGTCTGGGCCTTTTTCAAGCTGACGTTCTCGCGGACCCGTTTGGCGATCTCCTGCCCCTCTTGGCTGGAAGCCGCGACGTTGGCCTGAATCTGCCGGGTGCGGATCTCGCGGTCCTCGTTGGAGAGCTTCAGGAGTTCGGATTCCTGCGCGAGATCGTCGAGCACCTGTTTTTGGCGCGCCTGCTGATCCTGGAACGCTTGGATGTGGGCGTCCTGAAGCTGGATCGAGCCGTACAGCGC